TAGGTTGCAAGAGAGAATTCACTCCGGCACCTAGGTAGATCCCCTTTGGCTTCTTGATTATTGTCTCTGTTTTTGTTTCGGTTATTGTGTTCGTAACCACAGGTATTTTGAAATCGTTTGTAGCAGTCATTTTAAGGACTTCTCCAAGGACTTCACCGCTCACATGGGTACTTCCATAGTCCGAATGAAAGGAGGTCTTAAATAGGCTTATTTTAGGCTCATATTCTTTTAGTACTGTATCCCTTAAAACTTGAGTTTTAATCCTAGTTTTTGGGATGTAAATAGTATCCACTACATGAGAGTAAATTGTATCCGTTTCTACCTTCGTTTCTGTTTTATAGACTGTCTCTACTTCTGGTCTAGGATAGATTACAAAAGCAAGGATCACCCCAATCAAAAAGGAGATGATAGCAATCCTGATCCGTTCATCATCAAGCATTTCTTTCATTGCACTATAAATAGGTCTTCATCGTAAAACATAGCCCTGAACTGATCTCTGCATTTTTGCAAGGTTTGGTATTCCTCATCTGTGAGATCCTCGTACTTGATTTGGTTGCGTAGCCATTGGTCAAAGTCATAGGTAATAGCCCGTAACTTTTGCCCGTTTATGGCTGCTCGGAAGTCTTCCTCTTCCTCCGGTAAGTTGAATGATAGTTCTACTTTCATAGTGGGAACTTATGGGAGTCTACTAATATTTCATAATTCTCTGAACCATCCCTTACCAATCTTCTGCCGTGAAGGGTTAGTATCCTACCGCCTACAGGCTTGACAGGTGCGCCCCTCTCGATATGCCATCCATGAGATCCATCCCCGTACTCTTCTTTGTAAGATCCCGTGATAGCAAGGTGAATCTGCTTTTGTTGTAATTCGTAGACCCTCTTCCCTTGGTTGTAGTGGAGGCAGTCCCTTACATCATTTCTACTAGCATTCTCGTGAATGTGACCCATCACGAATACATCCATATTCTCATAGGTCTCCAAGGCTCTGGTCAAGTTGATAGCGCCCTTTGTGACTATTCCACCTCCACCTGATCCATGAAAATACTTGAGATTTTTAGTCATGAAAGTATTGGTTTTAATCTCGTATTTTAGAACTATCCATCCGCCATATCCACCGGTGTAGACATTGCTTTGATTCTTATAATTGAATAGGTCTACAAATCTCTGAAGGATGTCTGTCTCCTGGTATTTGATTATAGCAGTCTCATGGTTTCCGTATCCTATCACAGTCAAGATAGAAGCATAAGGTGACCACCACTCTACAGCCGTTTCTACTATGCTATCCAAGTACTTTGCATTGTTATGTTCAGGAAGGATGTCGCTTTTGTTTCCTCTTCGATCTCCCTTGCCCTGCATTAAACAGAAAAAATCCCCATTGATAAAAACAGGAATTTTATTTTCAAGGCAGTAGTCTAGATGTCTTTTGAGCATATCCCTGTCGCACTTTGGATTATCCCAATGAAGATCCGAAAGAAGGGCTACTCTGTTTTCCTCTTTGCTTAGTGAAAGAGAATGCACATTCCGTGCTATTTTGTTTAATTCCATTTAGGGAATATTTGGTTTCCTTTACTTTACGAACTTTTCAAACCTGCTCAATATGGTATCAGGGCTGAAGATTAAAACTAGGCCGATTCCTATCCCGAAAGAAGCATCAGACCAAGATACACTTTTGACAAAGACACTTAAGATACTAGCCAGAATTAGAATAATTCCTAGGGCTGTAGTCTTCCATGCTTTTAGGTTCTTCAATTTCATTGTACTATCCCTCTGTATTCTGCCTTCGCATCAAAGCAAGGGCAGGCTTTGTTTGCATTTGGAAAATCCCTATGCCCCTGAATGATTAGTTTCTTATTATCTGCCCACTCAATCACCTCTTTTATGCACAGCAAAATTGCTTTTTTCTGCGCATCTGTTCGGTTGTCAATAGGCTTTCCTTCCTTGGTGATTCCTCCTATGTAGGATATGTGGACTGATTCCTTATTGAAACCCCTTACCCCGTTTGCTACGCCATTGAAATCCATGAGCCTATGAATCGTTCCATTAGGTTCAATCAGTAGATGATATCCTGGGGACTTCCATCCTAGCGTATCTTTCCAATGCCTTTGAATGGCTGCCACAGTAGCAGTAGGCTGAGATGCTGTGCAATGAATAGCAATATATTTAATAGGTCTTTTCATCTTCCTTGACCTCTGTACTTTTTAGGTCTGCTTTCGTTTTTTGCATAGGATTTTTTAGCCTTCCCTTTTCTTCGCTTCCCAAATGCAGAAGCCTTCTGAACACTACTTGCCTTCTTCATCTTTCCTGCTGTCAAAAATTGCTTTTTCGTTTTTGATTTTATAAACTAGCCACACGATTGAAAGCAGCGAAATGATCATAGTCAAGACCACATTCAAGAAGTCTATTCCTATGGCTTGGAAAACATTCGCAAGGACTGCTACAAGTGTGGAGGGTACTCCTATTTCATCTTTCTGCAAGAGATTCATTTCATTATTCGGTAGGGATTGAACAAAGGTCTAGAGGCATAGGAGCAGTAACCTGTACAGAGATTGATACACCGGCTGTAAAGTCATCAAAGCGCTCTTGGAAAAATTCAAGAGTCGAATTAGGAGCAGTATTAAAGGTGTAATCATTGTCAAGTTTTAATTTTGCTAGGACATCCAAAGCCACAAGCATCTGATCACTTTGAATCTGTAGCCTGTTGCTTTTGTCTTCAGTCAATAGATCAGCAAAGAGAAGGACTAGGTCATAGCGTAGAGTAGTAGAATTATAGATTGCAGGCCGTACCACAGTCCAAAGAACAGGGTACTGAATCTCTCCGCCATTATCTACATAGTCATAGATATCACCCTCTCCGAAGGTTCGGATCATTGGGTGCGCTTCTTGGATTGCTTTTAACTTTTTGACTAGGTCTACTAATGTCATGCTGCTTGCTTAGGAATTCTTTTAACTTTTTTTCGTTTTTAGAATAAGCCATTTTTAGAATGGTTTTTTGTATCTGTTCCCTTGGTATCTTTCGCTGTATGGTCTGTGATCTTCATAGTCCCCACGGCCTAGATTGATAGCCACCTTGTACTGATTACTCACAGGTTGGATGGTAGTCACATCACTACCAGGATTCAAGTATTCAGGGTACTGCTCAGAGTTAGCGCACAGGTAATTGATAGCCCTTTCTGCGTACCATTCTGCATATCCCTTGTAGTATTGTGAAATGCTTTGAAGTTCTGCGAAGGTAGGCTCTGTGATATTCTCAGATTTTCTTTTTACTACCCCTTTGTTCACAAACTTGTACTGCATAGCCATAGGCAATTCACCTAGGACATAGTTGAATAAGGTATCTGTAAGGTAGGAATCTAGCAAGGTCTTGTATACTGCATTTCCTCCTTGACCTATAGTACCTGCTACGATCAAAGATAGGATCTTGTCATAAAGCGCAGTCCCACAGATAGGATGTATATACCTATCCTGAGTCATCTTAATCACCTGAGTAACATTTTTCAGGTCAATATTTGCGGAGGCTACCGTGAAATCCTTAAAGGATTGTTCCGATATCATTAAAACATTTGCGCTCATTATGATGTTTTTTCAACTACTACGTTACGTTTCCACTCATGTCTGCAATAAGGTGTTCTTATGTTTGTGCCAGGTCTAGTATACCATCCACCACAAAGTTGAAATACAGAATACCCTAACTGATTGGACAAGTTTTGAATTTCTTCCCTTGTAAAGAATAAATTTCTTTTTACTAATTCCTTGCACAAAGGTCTAGATTGAGACCCTTCTTTTAGGTCTGGAATATTAGGTCTTAACTCATAAGAATAAAGCACCTTAAAGGAAGTCACAGGTTGAAGCCTCTTAATAGCCGCCTCTCCTGTACGAGTCACCGATCTAGTGATCAAGCCTTCACGGCTAATCTTCTCTACTAGCACCTGGTCATCTATCAAAGTATTGATTCTTGAGATCACGGATGCTTCATCAATCCCTACAGCCTTGGCAATTTGCGGAATGGTCACAGCCTCATTTCTTTGAATCTGAGTGATAATCTTTTTCTGCACCTCATTGAGTAGGTACTCAGCAAATAGATCCTGCTTGATGAAGTCTTCCATGCTTGAGAAGTGCATCTTTGAAGATTCAATTACCTTGAATTTATCCTTAGATACCCCTTTGCCTTCAAACTTTTTTAAAATGTCTGCATCATGTTCTGAGATACTGCACTCAAGGTGTAGGTGATCGGAGAAAGCAGCAGCAGGTTCTTGACCTATATTCTCAGGAGTCACGATCTCAGTCTTCATAGGTAGGCCAATCAAGCCTCTCAATTCATTCACATCCATAGACTCAACTACCTTAGTAGCAATCAATGGTGAAAGGCTATTCAAAGAGTTGATGATATCCTGTGCGCCTTGACTTTCTTTCTTCTCGATTGGAGCAAGTCCCAACTTCTCACGGATCTCATCCTGAGTCATGTTAGTAGAGATAATCTGCTCGCTAAATTGGAAAGAAATAGGCTCAGTTTTCTTTATCTCAAGTTCTGCTACGATATCATTGAATTTCAAAAGGTAGTTGACTACCTCTTCAAGGCTTTGCTGCTTTGCGTTCACATAGGTGTTCTGGAATAGTTCGGATGCTTCCCGAAGTTCTGCTCTGCCACCTAATTGACCTTCTGTTTTAACCCCGAAAAGCATAGGGCTTGTCACCTTATGACCGGTAAAAATCTCCTGCTGAACAGTCTTATTTAGTAGGTCAAAATGCTTATCAAGTTCTGTTCCTGAAAGGTCTACTATTGAAGGCTCGTTTTCTTTTGAATCATTGAAAGCAAGCATGAATTTACCTGCGTTCTTTGATCCTGAGAATTTATCCTTGAATTGTCTCTCGATACGATCCTCTTCCTCTTGGCTTACCTTACCCCCATTCAAGTTGATTAACTTGCTTGAGAACATTCCATTGTTTATGGTGTTCAAATGGTATTCCCCGATAGATATGTCTAGTTCAATGTAGGAAATAGCCCCTCTGTAATCAGGTAGGGAGTAGGTATTTGCCCCTGCTCTGTATTCTTTAAAGTACAGGATCTGTGTACCTGTAGTGTTATTGGGATCGAATGCAGGATAGGTCTCAAAATCAGGTCTAGGATTGACATTGTCATTCTTGATCCAATTGTCCGAAACGTAGAATTCAGAATTGTCTAGGTTGGTTCTAACCTTGTAGTAGTCGACATGGTAAAGTTCTGCAATTTCACCCGTGCCTTTTGTCCATATTACCTGTAGGTAGTAGCCTCCAAAAATAGATAAATCGGTAACAAGTTTTTTAGTCAACTCGTTAAGGCTTTCTTCCTTGGTGTTGATTCGATCAATCAAGCCGAATGCTTTCGCCTTCTGCATCTCATCTTCTGCCTTGACAGTCCACCCATTGCCACAGATGTAGTCCACCTTGCCTGTTATAATAGCGTTATTCTTTGCGCTATTGTTGTAGATCCTTAGAAGGTAGTTAGGGTAGTCATTCTTTTCCCCGTAGTAAACGTATTCTTTCCCTTTTACTTCTTTGTAAACGGGCAGAGGAACTTGATCGAACTTAAATAACTTTATCATGCGCTTGTTGTATAGGTCTTATAAGTACCATTATAGCCGTTGTATCTTACCACTCCTGTAGTGGATAGATTAGGTGCAGTCAATTCCATTTTACCGGTAGCGATAATGTCAGCACCGCTTCCCGTTTGGGTAACATAGTAACGCCAAAAGCCTACTGTGCTACTTGTAAAGGATGCTTCGCTGATTGCGAATTCTGAGTATCTATCTTTGAAATCACTCACATCGGTTAGGTTTAAAGTCACTTCCTCCTTTGTTACTTCATGCTGAAATAGAAAGGTATAGGAATTGCTGCTCGTTTCTCGTTTATCAAATAGGGCTATATAGATCACACTATTTGCACCCTTCTCAATTATCACCATACCTATAAATAGAAAAAACTAGAATTGTGTACACAAAAAAAACGCCCCCAAAATGGAGGCGCTTTCACATCTAAACAACAAACCAAATATTAATCTACAGGAGGAGTGCCAGTAAATAGGGCAGCAAGTTCTTTCTCGTTTCCTGTGAATGTCAAGGTGTAGCCGTTACGATCACCGAATGCAGTACCTGATCCTGAACCGCCACCGGTCAAGTCAAGTCCGTTATCAATTCCTAGAACCCAGGTCTTATTGTTATTGTCCTGAACAAGGGCAACTAGTCTATTCTTAGCAAGTAGAAGGATCTCATTTCGAGTATTCACTTGCAATTTATTTAGGATGATCTCCAAGGTCTGAGCGTAGAATACAGTACCATTCTGAACGTTGGTATTTACGGCTTCAGCAAAGTTGGAAGATTCCTTTACTAGGTCATACTTCCAGAAATACTTGCCTGAATCCATAGTCACACCGGTGTAAGTTCCGGCAGTACCTGTCCATGATGCAATATCTTCTACGGCTGCAAACCATACTGCCTTCAAACCACCGATAGAATCTTTGCAGTCAAGGGTATAGTTCTGAGTTAATGCGCAAGCCATATTTTATTTTTTTAAAGATTAGTAAAATAGGGTAGGGGTAAATCCCCTACCCGTGATTTGAATTAAGGAGCAACGTATTTCTTCCAGAACACTACTTCATCAGGGAAGGCAATCTGGCATCCTAGTTTGAACTCAACTACGAATCTCATTTCATCAGCCTCTTTTGCATAGAACAATTCGAATCTTTCTTGCTCTCCTAGAAGGTCAGTACCTAGGTACATATTAGACATAGACAAACCTACTAGGTAGTCAGTACCATTCAAGCCATTCACACCAATCAATTTGATGTTAGTACCTGGGATAATCAACTCCATGTTAGCAGCATCTACAGGGTAGTGATACAAGTTAGCATCTCTCAAAGCAAGAACATACTCACGGAAAGTATCGTTTCCGCAGAAGATAACCACATCATCCTTGTCCAAAAGGGCAGCAGGAAGGGCAGCGAATACCATGTCTACCGCAGCAATCACGTTGCTAGAAGTCAAGGTAGTCTGGTTGCCTGTGTTACCATTGATAGGGTCACCTGAACCACCGAAACCAAGTGCATTGATGATAGTAGCAAATCCTTGGAACTTGTTCAATTGACCATCAGAAGAAGCAGTGTTACCCTGCCAGATAGCAGTTTCCAAAGCAGCACCGATTCTCTGTACTTTCTGCGCAGAGTATTCAGCAGCATAAGCCATGTAGTCATAGGTAGAACCTTCACGCAAAGCCTTCTGAGTGTACTTAGCCTCGAATGCTTTAGGGCAGATGCTTTCCTGAATTTTGATTTTACCTACTGTGATAGTACGCTGAGTGATAGTGGTAGTTCCTGAAGAGTTAAATCCGCAAGTACCGCCTGCCTGGAATACAGCGTCAGTAGTCATGATGTTGATAGTCTCAGCGGATTTGACACCCACCTGGACATTACCTAGTGCCTCAATCAAAGAGGCAGTTTTTGCTGAGAAAATTGCAGCAGAAGTCAACTGCAATTCATTTTCTTTAACGTAGTTCGTTAATGCTGATAAATCTAAAGCCATTTTATTTTTGTTTTAATTTTTGAAATGCGTTTTGTAGGTTGCTATACCTTTGATCTTTTTCTACTTTCAACTGCTTTGCAAATTGGTTAGGGCTTGTGATAGGCTTATCACTTGGTTCTTTTGCAAGAGATTCAAGTACTACTGCGGACATCTTTACCGCTTCCTTTACCTCTTCTGCTTTCTCTTCCATTGCCTTCACCTTAGCAGTCAATTCTTCTACCTTTTTTTCAAGGTCACCCATGGCTTGCTCTACCTTAGCCATTGCTTCATCCTTCTTAGGATCTTCTTCAGCAGGTACTTCAGCAGCAGCCTCAATCTCTACTTCGATCTTAGGCTCTTCTTCTGCTTTCTTTACCTCTGCAATTTTACCTTCCTCAAGTACTACCACTACCTCACCTGACTCAAGTTGATGCTCTCCAACAGGTGCAGGGATTTGCGCCCCATCTTCACCGATTACGAAAATATCACCCGCCTCAAGATCGTAGGCTACTACTGTGCCGTCCACAAGTTTACCTTCAACAAGTGCGAAGGCTGCCTGCTTTTCTGCCTCTGAGAAAAGTAGTTTTTTGATTTCTACTAGTGCTTCTTTTGCGTTCATAATAAGAAATATTTAGTTAGTAATTATTGTTCAATTTGAGAAAGGATCTTGAAGATCTGCTGCATGATCTGCTCCTCCTGAGTTACTACTTTATTAGTCTTCTCATATCGGAATAGACCCTCCACAGAAAAGCCTTTGAAAGTACCTGCTTTGACTTCGTTCCATATCTTCTCATTATCAACTTTGAAAGACCCGAACCATGAGCCATTTGAGATATCTTTAAATCCCTTCGGAGGCATGATGCCTTTCTCCCTGTCAATGATGTAGGATTCAAACATGAAGACCCCATCTACCGGAGTGCTATGCTCTACATTTACCTTGGATTGATAGCCTTTCTTGAAGAATCTCTGTACTATCTTTTTGATCTCGGCAGCGGAAAAAGAAACGTAGTACTCCTCATCCTGATCCCTTCTGTAGATCGGTAGATCCGCTACCATTAAAGGCCCAGTCACGATTCTTTGATCTTGATTCTCGATTGAAAACTTGTTAAAACCTACAGCCCGAAAATCTTCCTGATTCATCTTGCTTTCTGCCCATCTAAGCATAGGCTCTCCACCCCACAAAAGATATGAGATAGTCCCACAGGCTTCGGTATCTTCAGGGTTGTAGTACTCGGCAGCCCTACTTAGGTAGGAGTATGTTCTTCGGATGGTCTCTCTTGACAAATTTTCGCCTGCCATTATTTGAGTCGCACGAACTTTTCCTACCTGAGTAGCGCATCTATTCCCTATTGCCTCATTCAAACGGATTCCCCTTTCGGCATTATCCTTTGCTGATTGAGGATAGTCATTGTATGAGTCTTCTTGGAATCTACCTTCCCATTGAGTCGAGCAGATAGCCACCGCCTGGTCGGATTCTTTACCCTCATTGATCATGTATTCTATGCATCTAGGTAGAAAGTCTTCTTTGCTTTCTCCTTGACTAGGCTCTACGAACTGCTGCGAAAAGGCTAAAAAGTTTTTCTGAATAGCAGGGTATTCAACCAAGGCTATGAAGTCAACTTCTTCTTCACCTTCGATCGTATCCCCAATCATCATTTCATAAAGTGGTAGTTTCTTTTCCATATCTGTAACTATTAAAATCCTGCTCTACGTTCAATATCTGCTACACGCTTCTGAGTTCCTGTGACTTCGCTTTCTACTACATAGGCTCTTATAGGAGGCTGATTCTGCATTATTGAACCCAATGCAGTTACAGGACTACTTCCCAAAGTTGGAACTGCTGAAGTTACGGCAGGAGCAGAGGCTGTGATTGATGGAGCAGAAACTCCACCTCCTCCACCTGGTACTTTTACCCGTGTAATTTCTCTAATATTTTTAAGACCACCTGCAACCGCTACACCTGCCGCTACCGCTGCCAAAGTAGGACCAGCCACAGGTATACCTACCATTGACTGATATGCCTTTTGAGCAGATAGATAAGTGTCTACAGTAGCCTGTGCCACCGCAAAGGCTTTTCCTGCTGCCGTTTCTTTACCTACAAGATTCGAAAGACTTCCTAACAAGTCCCCAATCTTGGCGGCATTTGCCATCTTTGCTTCTTTTTCTTTTTTATCTAGTTCTATTCTAGCATCTGTATTCGCCTCTGTTGCTGCGTTATAATCTTCTTGAGAAATCAAATCATTTTTATACTGCTCATCAAGCAAGGCTTGTTTCTGATCAAGTAAACTCTTTTGAATCTGGAAACTTGCCTCAGCCTCTTTCATCTCTGCATCTAGTTTAGCAATCGCCCTTTCTGAATTTGCTAGATCAATGGTCATTTGAAGATTATCCAAAGCCTGCTTTTCCTGCTGTGCAAGTTCTAGTTGAAGTGCTGTCTTCTGCTCGGAAGTTAGTTTCTCGTTATTGAGAATTT